GGCCCCCGCGATCGTGACGGTGGCGTTGGTGTATCCACTGCCGCCGGCGGTGACGCGGATGAAGGAGACTTGGCCGGCACAGATCGTTTGATAGTTGGTCAACATAGACTGTACGCCGGAGGGAGCCGTGGTGATCATGACGCTGTCAGCGATGTCTGGGACCAGGATCGTTTGCAAGCCGTTGAACAGCGTCGGGTTGGCGTAGAAGCGCTGGGTGAAGTTCCAGCGGTTGGCTTCGATGATGACCTGGTCGGTATTGGCCCAAAGGCAGTTGGTCAGCTCAGCTCCGTTAGACCCGACGAAGTCGTTGCGGGAGACCAGGACGCCTTGCGGACCGTCGCGCAGGAGAATGCCTGAGGCGTTGGCCGAGGTCATCGCGATCCAGTTACCGGTGATCGCAATCTGCCCACAGGCGATGCCGAAATTGTTGCCTTGGCCGTCGGTTTCGACGTTGTTCACCAGGATGGCCCAGGATGTGACATCCTGGAGGGTGTTGCCGTCGACACGGACAGCGGTGCTGCCGCCACAGTTGATACCAAAGCTGTGGCCGATGATGTGGTTGGCGGAGACGTGGGAGTTGACTGATCCGCCGCTGTCGATGCCGTAGAGGGCTGATCCAGTCACCATGTTGGCGGTGATCCGGCTATCTGAGACGTTCGCCAGAATGCCTGCGCCAGAGTTCGCGACAGTTCCATTGTTGGTGCAGAGGTTAGCGTGCACCAACAGCGCAAAACCTGAGACGGCGAGGCCGTAGACGGAGTTGTCGTAGCAGAGATTTCCGATGCAGGAGACGGCGATGGCGTCTGGGTTGGCGTTGCCCCAGACTGGAATGGTCGTGTTGGTCGCGTTGTAGTTGCCGATAACGATCCCGCGCATGTTGTTCCAGGCGCGATTGCCGGTGACGTGGGCAGCGTGGATCTTCTGGACAAAGGTTGGATCGTTGTAGTCAACCAAAATGCCATATTGACCGTTGTCATGCGCACGGCAGGCTTCAACGAGGACGCCTTGGCAGGCTTGTACCCAAATGCCATTCAGCGTGTTGAACGAGAATTCGCAGTCACGAACGCTGTGCTGCACCAGGGCGGGGTCGCTGGCCTGGAAGGTCAGGCCATGGCCGAGGGTGGGACCGGCGGCATTGGTGAACACGCATCGGTGGAAATCGGATTGCAGGCAGGCGGATGTGGCGATGACGGCCCAGCTGTCGGTGGTAACAGCGGCCTTGTTGGCATCGAAGACAACGCCATCGGCGGTAAAACCGCTGGCCTGGATCGCGATCCAGGCGCTGCCGGTGGATTGGTGAAGCCGGCGTAGACGGCTCTGGCCGGGAACGCCAAGCAGGGTGGCATTGGCGGTGCTGATCGTGAGCTGACCGTTGACGATGTAGGTCTTGGCGCCAAGGCGGACCGGTTTTCCGCTGGATAGGGCTGCGAAGATGGCGTTGGTGTCGTCGGTGACGCCGTCACCCACTGCACCAAAGGCTTCGACGGGCATGGCGTCGGCCATCTGGTCGGCGAGATGGCGCGACAGGGTGGTCCCGGTGGCGGTGCTGGCGAGGGTGGAAATATCGAGACCGGATAGGCTGGCGATACCGCCCATCAACTGGCCGTAGCTGAGCGCTTTGTTGACGGCGGATTGTGAAACCGCGACGAGATCGGTCGTCGACGGTGCGGCACCCACGGGCAGGGTTGAGATGACGAAGGGGGCAGCGGTGGCGGCCAGATTGCCGTTGGCGAGCGTGAGATTGGCACCGACCGTGACGTTTTCGATTCCGCCGGTTCCAGCTGAGATTCGGCCGATGAGTTGACCGCTGGTGAGCGCGATCGTTGGCTGCAGGCCCGAAATCGCTTGCGCCATGGTGGCAGAACGGAGAATGCCGTTCTGACTGACCGGGAGCAGGTCGGTTGGTGATGTTGCAGTGGCGGTCGGGAGTTCTGGGACTGTGGTCATGCAGTCAGCTCCCAATCAGGATCGGGTTGCCGTTCTGGTCGGTGACGGCGGCGCCGGTGTCGGTGGTGAGGGCATAGGTCGGCGCCGTGGCGGTGGCGAGGGATTGCACCGGCAGCAGCACGGCGCGGCTGATGGTTCGGCCGGAGGTGGTGGTGATGGTGATCTGGGCGACATAGATCGTGCCGACCTGGCCGGCGGCGAACCAGAAGACGGCGACCGGACCGTCGGCCACGGCGCTCGATATTGTGAGGTCACCAGTGGCGTTGGGGGTTATGGCGACATCGAGCGTTGCAATGCTGTCGCCGCGATTGCCGGTGAGGGCGGCGGCGACATCGAACTCATAATCGAGTACGTCGGCTGGATCTTTGGCGGGCCAGGCCAGCGGGGAAGGTGTGTCTGCGAGAGTGCCACGGGGGACTGGGGCGAAGCCGTCGAGCACGATGCGTCTGGCGCCACTTGGGCGCCAGACGTGGGCGGCGGTGGTGGCCATGTCAGCCTCCGATTTGCGTCGTGAGGGCGGTGATGCGGGCCGCCAGGGCTGAGAGTTCGGCTTGCAGTTCGGCTAAGGTGGGGGCTTGGAGTGGAGTTTGGGCCGGTGGTGGCGGGGCCGCAAAACCGGTTGCGGTTTGGGTCCAGCCGACACAGACCGCAGGGTTGGTGATTGGCACCCAGGTCAAGGCCGGATTGAAGAGCATGGCGGGGCTGTGGGGTGTGGCGAGCAATTCAGCGACTGTGTTGCCGTCGATGCGAGCATAGGTCTGCATGGTTCAATACTCCACGATGACGAGGCCGCCGGCGCCGTTGCCGCCGGGTGCGCCGGTTCCGGTGCCGCTTGTGCTGCTGGAGCCTCCGCCACCACCGCCCCCGCCATAGCCATAGCCGGCGATGCCTTGGACAAGGCCGGTGGTGCCGCGGCCGGCGCCTGGGCCGCCGCCGTCGCCGCCACGAGCGGCGGGGATGATGCTGTCGGTGCCGCAGCTGCCGGAGAAATTGACGTTGCCGCCGACCGATGAGCCGCCACCGCCGCCTGCCGCGGTGGTGACAACGGAGCCGCCGCCACCGCCAGAGCCGCCGGTGGCGGAGACGTAGGTGCCGAAGCTGGAGGTGCCGCCGCTGCCACCTTGGCCAGTTGCGCCACCCGTGAAGGCCGAGCCACCTGCGCCGACCGTGACCGGGATCTGGCTGCCGGGGGTCAGCCCGGTGATTGTGGCCGAGCCGTGGCCACCGGCGCCACCGCCGCCGCTCGGGATTGTCGTGTGTGTGCCCCCTGCCCCGCCGCCGCCGATGACGGTGACGCGCACTTGGGTGACACCGATCGGCACTGTGAAGGTTCCAGAGCTGGTGAATGAGTCGATCGCGGCAAATCCGGGGCGTAGGTTCGGAAGCTTGTATTGCAGCGCAGGTGATGTCGGCAGCTGGGTGATGCTGGCGGCAGTGACCTGGGTTTGGCCATCGGCGATGGTGACGACGGCAAGGCCCACCCAGCCGGCATCGACGGAGGGCGTCAACTGGGCTCCGGTCGTGGCGGGCGCACCGCCTTTGGCCTGGATCTGCGCGCGCTGGATGCGCTGGGTGGCTTGGGCGACACTAGTGTTGTTGGGACCGAGATAGGGCGAGGCCGGATCGGCCGCGTTGTAATAGGGCAGCACAGTAAGGTTGGTGTCGGTTTCCTCGAAGGCCGCTTCGATCAGGTAGTTGATCGACTGTCCGGAGGTGGTGGGGGCAACCAGCGAGATGCCGGTCGATTGCAGGTTGAGACCCATTTTCAGGAGGCCATCAGAGGTGTCAGCAGCTAGCGAGCCGTAGGCGTTTTGGTCGACATTGGAGAGTTGGGTGATGCTGCCCGGACCGGCAACGATGCTGAGGCTGGCAGGGGTTGTGGGGCCAATGCTGAGGCCGTCGACGACTGTCGTGGTGCCGAGGGTGGCCTGGGCGAGGACGCCGATGGCGATCATGGCGTTGCGGTTGGTGTTGAGCAGGTCGGTGTCGAGCGGAATGCTGCCTGGGTAGACGATGCTGCGGTCCATATGGGCCTCGTTCTATGTGCGGGCGATCAGTTGCTGATGCGGGTCCAGGCGATGGTGGAGACCGGCATGACGCTGGCAATGGCCTGGGTGATGTCGGCATCGGTGATTTCGCCGGGGAGCATGCTCAGGGAGGCGTATTCGATGAGGCCGATACCGTAGCCGGCGTTGCCTTGGCCGTAACCGGCGACATCGGCGATGCCACTGCCTTGGCCGCGGTAGGCGGTGACGAAACATTGAAACGGCAGAAGCAGACTTCCCCAGCCGCCAGCGACGCCGTAGCCGAGCGTCTCGCACCAGGCGCCGGTGTCGGCGGGGCGAGATGGCTCGAAAATCAGCGGTGCGCGGCTGGTGAGATCGGTGAGGACTTTGGTAAGTGCGGCGCGGGTATCGCGCGGGCGAAGCATCTCGCGCTGGATGCGGGCGCTGAAGATGGGGTCGGGTTCCGCTGGACGGCGGGGCAGACGTTGGCCGAAGAAATCCGCGCTGATCACGTCAAGGAATGTGTCGGTGGCGGAGGCGATACGTGTTTGTAGCTTGGTGTAGGCAATGGCTCCATAGAGCCAGGACCATGTGGCGCTGAGGCCAGTAAGGAGGCCATCGAGGACCGGCGTGCTGTCGGCAAACCAGCGGGTCGGGAGCGTGGCCTTGAGGCGGGCCAAAATGTCTTGCGTGTCACCGGTCATGTCAGTTCACCTGCACAATGCCGGCCTTGATCAGCGCGCTTTGGCTGGCGACCAGATCGGTGGTGCCGAGGTTGAGCAGGACCGTGGTGACGTTGATAACGTTGGGGTCTGCGGCGTACGCGATCTGGGTGAGGCGGGACCAGGGGAGCGATGTGCCGATGGTGAGTGCGTTGATCGCTGTGGTGAGTGCGATGGCGACGTTGGTGGTTGAGGTTATGTGGTTGGCGGAGGCGGCGGTAATGATGGCGAGGGACACGTTCGCGGTCATGATCGAGGGCGGCTGCACCGCGTAGAGACTGCCGACCGGGCGGACGGCTTCGACCGCAGTGGCGACCTCGGCGAGCAGGGCTGCCGAAGGGGCGCCGGAGCCATCGTCGACGGTGAGAATGAAACTGCCCATCGCGGCAATGCCGGTCGCGGCGGTATTTTCCTGCAAGGTGTAGTTCAGGCCTTGACGAACGCCAAGCACGGCGTTGCCGATGGCCAGCGGTGTGGCGCGGGCCTGGCTGGCAAGGTAGCCTGTGAAGCGGGAGCGCAGCGCTGCATCGGCTTCAGCGTCGAGGCCACCGGTAAGTGGGGCAGCGTTGGTGACGGTGTCGATGCCGGAGATGGCGCTGGACATCAGGTTGATGGCGCCAGCCTGGACGTTGCCGCTGCTGCCTGGTGTGTTGGCTGAAACTGGGACGATGAGCGAGGCGACGCCAGCGCCGAGGATGTAGCCGGCCTGCGGGATGGACCAGGCGGGGTTCGTCGCGTCAGTGCCGACCGTGAAGCTTTGGGTGCCGTCGGCGGTGCGGACCATGGTGCCGGTGGGGATCAGCGCCTGCTGGGTGGGGGTGAAGCGTGCGAAGCTGACCTGGCCGGTGGCTGGAGAGGCTGGCAGGCGAGTGAGCGAGAAGTCAGCCATCCAGCTGTCGAGATCGGCGGCGTTGCTGGTGGCAGCACGGGTTGTCGCCAAGACTTCGACGATGAGCCACTGCATCCACAGGCCGATCGCGGCGTTGGCTTCGAGAATCGCGCGCAGCGTGCTGCCGACGGTGAGGTCGATGAGTTGGATGGCAGCACCTTGGACTGCGGCGGCGGCGTTGGCGACCAGGGTTGTGAAGTTCTGAAGTGGCAACAGCATGGTTATAATCCCACCGAGAAGGAGAGCGTCTGGGTTTCGCCGGTGCTGGCGTCGGCGTAGCGGACATGAAGGGTGACGATGCCGGTGGGGTCGATGAGCACGTCGATCACTGGCTCTGGGGTACGGGCGACGGCGGTCTCCTTGAAGATCTGGCTGCGCACGATCGCGGCGATCCCGGCGGCGTTGGCCGGAAGGCCGACGAAGCTGGCGAGGCCGGCGCCGAAACCGAGGTGCCAGATGTAGTCGCCGGGGTTGGTGAGCAGGCGGCGCAGGAGGCGCTGCTGGGTGAGCTGCGGGGCGGCGATCGCCAGGATGTCGCCGGTGGCGGAGAGGGCAAGATCGGCGCCGAATTGATGGGAGAGGTCGGCCATTCAGGAGATCCTCAATCCGGTTGCGAGGTAGTACCGACAGAGCCGCCGTGGGGATCGGGGTGGGTGTGTTCGTCGTAGTGGTGACGCAGGCGATTGAGGGCGCCGATACTGTCGGAGACGTCCCCGGTGGTGGTCAGGTTGCCCTGGATGAAGACGTTGCCTTGCAGGTGGATGGCACCGTCGTTGGTGAGCTTGAGAAACGAACCGGACTGGTGAACGAGCCAGAGCTCACCGGATAGCGCCTGCGGGGTTTGGGCATTGTCGCTCCAGGCGCGACCGACGATGACGCCGTTTTCGGCGTCGCCTTCCTGTGCGAAGACCATGACCTGGTCACCGGGACTGGGCGGGCAACTGATGCCCCAGCCGGCGCCAACCCAGGGGGATAGGATCGGCAACCAGCCGGTGAGGACGCCTTCGGGCTGGAGGCTGACGCGAGCGGCGGGACGGCTGGGGTCGACGCTGGTGACCAAGGCGAAACGGGGTTGGCCGACGCTGCGGTCCATCGCCCCGGCATGGCCTTTGAGGGCGTTGAGGAAGCGGTTCATCGGGGGCCTTGTTCAGGTTGCGGCCGGCGTCGACGCGTTTCTGGCTTTGAGGCGCTGGGTGAAGCCGTGATGGACGTCGAGCTGGCGGGTGATTTCATCGATCCAATAGATCTGGTCAAAGGCGGTGTTGGTGCCGGCGAGCAGGATTTGCTGGCGGGGCGTGAATGTGAGCTCACCGGGCATTTCGACCTCAATCACGCGCTCATGGCGGGAGAGTTCGGCGAGCCTGGTTTGGGCGAGCTTGAGGGCGGCGTCGGGTGTCAGGTTGGGAACGACATAGGTGTAGGTCTGGACCGGGGCCGTGCTTGGGCTTGGGGGAGATTGGGTGGTTTGGGTGAAGGAATTGGCCTGACGACTGTTCCAGCTTTTGACGGTGACCTGGATGTTGCCGGCCAGGACCAGCGAGCGGGTGAGCTGGATCGAGATGATATTGGCCGGACCTGCTGGAGTGGGCAGCGGTCGCAGGATGGCAGTGGGATCTAGCGCGGTCGGTGCTGGCTGGAAGTTCAGCGTGGTTCCCGCGATCCAGACGTCGAAGCCTTCGTGGGCGGCGAGAGTCGTCAAAAGGTCCCACTCGGTGACCGCGCGGCAGAAGCTGTCGAGCGCGATGCGGTCGTGTTCGAGCTGCCAGTAGGTGCCCGCGGGCGTGGTCGTGTGAGAGACGTTCGCAGTGAGGCCATGGCGGGCGGCCAGGGCGGAGGCGATTTCGCTGGAGGTTTGGTTGGCGAAGGTTTCCTGGGTGCGCGCCTGGATCAGGCGGGCAGTGAGGTCTCGGCCTTCCAACGTGAGTTGGAGACGGCGGGGGTCGAGGTGGAGTTGGTCGACTTCGCCTTGAAGCAGGCTGGTCCAGGAAAAACCATCGAGGGAAAACTGGATGTCGAGCAGGGCCTCGGGAGTGGCGGACCACGTGTTGGCGTCGATGGCACTGACCTGGAGGGTGAGGCGGAAGCGATCGGCGGCGTAGTGGTTGTTGGAGGTGATTTCGGCAGAGAGCACGCCTGGCAGCAGGGTGTTGTTGGAGAGCACTCGCAGGCGCGGGGTGCGGAGACTATTGGGAGGCAATGCCGCCTCCGGCCGTTGGGTCGACATCGGGGATGATGAGGGTGACGACACCCTGCAGGATCGGATCGGAGAGGTCGTTGGCCTGGGCGATGCGGATCCATTGGGTGGCGTCGTTGAGGTAGGTGGCGGCGAGGTTGAAGAGTGTGCCGCCGGCGACGGTGATGGTTTGCATGGGCGGCTCCATCAGGTGTTGCGGGCGGCGCGTTGCAGGTAGCCGGCGGCGGTTGCCTGTTGGGCAGCGGCGGCGGCGAGGTTCGGGAGTTTGGCGAGGTCGGTGGTGTTGAGCAGGCTGTCGCCGAGGTTCGCAGGCGCCGGTGTTGGGGCGATGATGGCGACCTGGGCGAGGTCTTGCTCGGCTTGGGTGGCCTGGTCGATTGGGATTTCCAGGAGGGCGGCGGTTTCGTCGCGCAGGACCTTGCAGGTGATGCGGTAGGGGATCCAGTTCGGGCGGCGCTGGTCAGCTTCGAAGCGGAAGATGATGGCGGAGTAGAAGAAGCTGCCCCAGGTGAGCGGCCAGAGCGCGCCGTCTCCACGCATCAGGTCGAGTGCGCGGGCGCGATCGGCGGCGAAGGGGCCGGAGAAGATGCCTGACCAGGTTATGTCGGCGTCGTCTCGGCCCATGGCGTCGATGACGCGTGCGCCGCCCGGCAGTTTGTGGACGGTCAGAGACTGGGCTCCGCCCCAGGTGATGGAGGCGGGGAGTTCGAAGTCCTGAAACAGGATGGGGCCGAGGAGGAGGGCAAGGAGGGCCATGGGTGGGCCTTACTGTTGGGTGCCGGGCCAGGCGATGCCGAGGCGGGGATCGAAGCCGGTGGTGCCGGCGGGGGGACGGCTGGCTTCACGGGACAAGTGGCTGGCGAGCCAGGTCCCGAGGCGGGCGCCGTCGAGGAAGACGTCGCCGCTGGTGGGACCGGAGGTGGCCGCGGCTGCTCGCGGCGCGGCAGATGAGATGGGTTTTGGCGTGGTCGGAGCTTGTGGGGCGGAGGCGGTGGGCGACGTCATTTGAGGCGACTTCGGCGGAACTGCGGCGTTGGTCTTGGCCGGGGCAGTCGGCTGGGCCGGCGTCATGGCGGGTTGGATGGGCGGTGGTGGGTTCTGGGCTGGCTGTGGGGCCGCCGGCAGCGGATGGAGCACACGCTGGGGCGACCGATTTGGCGGTGCTGGCAAAGGGATTGGTGGTCGCAGTGACAGCGGCGGCGATGCACTCGGCTGCTGAATGGCCTCCGGCCGCACGAACCCGTCTGCTGAACGTTGCGACGGCTGCGGTGCAGCGATCGGTGGCGTGTCGACCGGGACGGGCCGCACAACGGGCGGGACGCACGGCTCGAGCGGGGTCAAGGTGGCGCCTGGGGTGGGCGCTGCCGGCGCCACAGGCGGGGTTTGTGGCTGGGATTGCGGGTGGTTGGCCGGCGGCAGAATGAGCGGGCGGGAAGCTGCTAACGGTTGCTTTTGGGGATCGTCTTGCGATCTCGCGCGAGATGCTGATGGTTGGACAAGGATTGTGGTTGAGCCGGCCGCGTCAGGCTGTGGTGGAGCCATCCGCTGAGGTGCCGGCCGTGGGGTGGTCGCCGGCGTCGGTGAAGCCTGGTCTATCGGCGTGGGTTTGCCGGTGGGCGGCACCGCGGGCGCTGGGTGCAGTCCGGCAGCCGAGGTGGTCGAGGTCGCCAGGGTGGCGAGTTGTTGCAGGTTGGCGGTGGTGGCGGCAATCGCGCGGTCAAGCGTGGCCAGATCGGAGCGGATGCTGGCGACGCCTTCGCTAACGCCGTTGTCGAGGGCCAGGCGGATGCCGATGACGTAGCTCTCTTCCATCAGGCGGCTCGGATAGCGCTGGACAGGGCTTCGGCGACTGAATGGCCGATGTGACGGGCGATGGTGGCGCCCTCGGTGGCGGCGAGTGGGCCGAAGCTTGGCCGCGGTGGCATCGTGGCGGTGCCGTGTTCCTGGTAGGCGGCGGTTTCGGAGGTGCTGCCGATCAGGGCTTCGGTGTCGTTGGATTGGTATTCGATGCTGTCCTGCAGGGCGCCGGTTTGGCGCCAAGGATGGTCGTGTGGTCCACCGGGCGGGGTGGCGAGGACCTGGCGCAGCTGGGCTGCGAGGGTGGTGGCGGCCTCGGCGAGAGCGGCGCTGGCGTCGAAGCGTTGGTCGAGGGCGCGGATGAGGTTTTGCACAGGGGAAGATTGGGTCATGGCCGGTCTTTCCAGGAGAAGGTCTGAAAATCGAACTCGCCGCCGTCGAGGCGGCCGAGGGCGATGACCCAGGCGAGGCGGTCCTCGGCGGGGAGGGAGAAGGCAATGTCGAACGGCACCCCGTTGCGGCAGAGGTAGAGGCTGTCTACCAGATCGGGGTGCCGGCTTAGTTTCCCGCGTGGTGTGCCAGGTCGGTTGGGGTTTCGGGGGCAATGGCTTCGGCGATGGCGGCGATGCCGGGGTCGCCGAGGCGGGCGACGAGGGCTTCGATCTGGGCTTCGTTGGTGGGCGGCGGGACCGGGATGTCGTCGATGGCGGAGACGCTGGCGGCGAGAGTGGCCATGCCGAGCCAGAGGTGGTTTTGTGCGAGCGTGGGCCCAGCGGCTTTGAACAGGCGTAGTTTGTCGAGCGCAGTCAGCCGGCGGATGGCGATGCGGCGGCCCTCGCTGTCCTGCACGGTTTGGGTCTGCAGGACCGATGCGAGATGGCGAGTGGTTGGGGAGTCCATTGATCGGGCCCTGTGGCGTGTCGCGTGGAGCGGGATGCAGGCGGGGGCAGAGGTTTTCGGAGGATACGCGGTGATATTGGATGAGCGGACCTATCTGATCTGGCCGGCACATGTGCGGGAGTATCTGCGGATCTATGCCGAGGAGGGCATGGCGCTGCAGATGAGCCATCTTGGCGATCTCGTTGGCTGGTTCACGACGGATAGTGGCGGGCGGGTCAATGAAGTCGTGCACATGTGGCGGTTTGCCGATGCCGGCGATCGCGAACGGCGGCGGGCTGCGATGGAGGCGGATCCGGCCTGGTGGGCGTTTCGGGAGAAGACGTCGGGATTTGTGATCGAGATGCGGTCTCGAATCTTGCGGCCGACATCGTTCTCGCCGATGCGGTAAGCTAGACCCGGGTTCGAGTGGATGCGAAAAAATCGAGACGCTGCTTGACACTTTGGTCACCGCGCCACTGGCCGGCCTGGGTGAGTTTGAATACGACGGCGGCGTATTGGTAAGTGCTGGTGCTGCCGTCGACTTCGGAGATGTACTGGTAGAGCGTGCCAGTGGGGACACTGCTGCCGGCGATGAAGGCGGCTTCGACCTGGGCAATGAAATCATCGACAGCGGAGCTGCCGCGTTCGAGCTCGAACTGGCCTTCCCAGCCTTTGGGGAGTTCGGCGGCGAACTGCGTGCCGTCGATGCGGTCGATGCGGATGGCGGCGGTGAGTTGGCGGCTTTCGAAACCAGTAACGTGGGTGAGGTCGAGGCGGCCGAATGGGCCCATGACGACGAGTTGGCAGTCGCGGCCGACGTTGAAGGCGGTGCTGGTCATTGGATTGGTTCCTTATGCGCTCAGGGAGCCGGGGGTGCCGGGCAGCACCTGGCTCTGGACCTGGACGGTCTGGCCGCCTTCAATGTTAACGATGAACTTCTCGTTGATGGCCTGGTATTGCACCTGGGCGTCCGACTGGACGTAGCCGAGGCCGGTGCGGATGAGCGGGTTGTTGGTGGTGTCGCAGATAACACTGAACGGCAGAGAGCCGTCGGTGCTGCCGAGCAGGCCCTGGCTCAGCATGCCTTGCAGGAAGCTGAGCTGGGTGGAGCGAATGCGGCGGAACAAGGCGGCGTTTACGACCTGGCCGACGTATTGGCCCATGCCGGCCGACAGGGTTGCCGCGATGTAGTTGGTCATGCGGGTGTAGTTGTCGCCGTTGGTGGCAGCGTTGCTACTGGAATTGTGGCCGCCTCGGACGCCCCAGAAGGCGCCGCCGGGCTGCGGGTTGGCGATGACGTCGATGCCGGACTGCAGGAGCGCTCCGAGCTCGGCGGAGGAGTAGCAGGTGGACTGGGCGCTGCCGGGAGTGCCGGACTTCTGGCTGCCGATGACGCTGTAGAGCGGTTTGTTGAGACTGGACTGCTCGGGCGAAAGGTTGGCGAGGCGACCGATGACGAAGCCCTGCGGGCTGACGAGGCGCATGACGGCGTTGGTCTGGTCATTCCACCAGATCCAGTCGCCGAACATCAGTTTGCAGGCGTAGGTGTCGAGGCCGACGGCAGCCTTAACGGCGGTCGCGTTGGTGATGGTGTCGCCGGATGGAGTGACGAGGATCATGTAGACGCCTTCGGAGAGGCCGAAGGATGCCTGGGTTGTCCACTGCGTGCTGTCGTCGGCGTCGGCGAGGACGGCGAGCGAGCAGCCAAGACTGCGCAGGGCATACATGCCGGTGCGCGGCAATGTGTCCATGCCGATCAGGGTCACCGCGGTGATGGTGGCGGTGCCATCCGTGCCGCCGGAGAGCGTGCTGCCGGCTGTGTCGAGGGCTGGCGCCAGCGTGCCGAGGGTGGCGGTGACGAGTTGCGAAGGGCCGCGCATGGAGCCTTGGCCGTTGTTCACCGCGGCGACCATGCCCGCGTATATCTGAGCTGCAGTGCCAATAAAGTTGTCAAACACTTCCGGCTGGAGGCCGGGCATTGAAAGGATGAGACGGTAGGAATTTGCCGCCGAACCGGTGGTGATCGTGCCGGTGACACGGTTGCCAAGAGTGCCGGTGTGCAAAGCCGTGAGTGCGAATGCAAAGTTGGGTGCTGTCACCCCGAAGGCCATTGAGGCCGCAGTGTCGGTGCCGTCGGTGACACGCACGCAGCGGAAATTTGCGGCACCCTGCTGGACAGCAACCGCCACGGCGGTGCCCATGTCGTATTTCCTTGGCATCAGCGGGCCGAAGGCGGTGGCGTAGTCGGCCATCGTTGAGCAAATCACCGGCTGACCGACCGGCCCCCAGCAGGAAGTGCCGACGATGCCGGCGACGTTTGTGGGGACACCGTTGATGACAAGGTTTTGCGGCGGCACGATCTGCACGTAGAGATCGGGAACCACGAGAGCAGTGGTGTTGATGTTGCCCTTTTGGACGATCGGCATGAATCAGGCCTCCTGGCTGTTGGGGGCGATGGGCGCCTGGATGCGGACGACTTTCTGAGCGTTGGGCGAGGCGAGGATGCCAGCGACTGTTGCGGGGTCGGCAACATGGTCGCCCTTGGCGTACGGACCGAAGGCCTGCACGACCACGAGATGAATGTTCATCGATATTCCTTCAACCGATGCGGGATCGGGTGGTGACGCCGTTGGGGGAGATCAGGCTGTTGCCGAAAATCATTGCGGGCAGCGGTGTGGTGATCGTCGTGGCATATTCGGCGGATAGCAGCAGGTCCCGACGGTAGAGGTTGGCGTTCTGGCTTTGATCGAAGACGCGGGTTCCGGTTTCGCACAGTCGTGCCGTCGTGCCGTCGGGCAAGGTGAGGAAGGTCTGCTGGCTAAGACCAGCGTCGATCAGGATGGCGGTCTGGTCGCGAATCGTGGGCGTGGGGCACCAGCAGGACAGGCGAATACCTTGTTGCTGGCGACGGGTTTCGGTTTGCGTCTGCTGGTCTGCGACGACGCGGCCGATGACGAGGCCGGCGTTTGGGATGGTGATGGACGTTCCGTTGAGCTGGACGATCCGCGATGCCCGCAGATAGGTGGCGAGGGTGGCCGCGACCTGTTCAGGGGTGTCTGACGCGACAGTGCGGTGGACGACGGCGGTGTTGTCGACCAGCAGGCCGGCGAGTTGCCCGAGTGCAGCCATGCCAGCGAAGGTTGCGGTGTTAGCGGTGACGCTGACCGTAAGGCTCGGCGTGATCGGTGCTGCGGCGGTTGGCGGATCAATGTAGCGGGTGGTGATGCGGTGTTGCGAGGGGTCTGGAAAGAGGCTGACGTTGATGACGCCAGCAGCGAGGTCAGCGTTGAGGGCTGTGGGATTCGGCCAGCCGCGGTAGATGCGAACGAGTGGGCCGAGCACGGACGGGGCGCTGATGCCTAGGGGGTAGACCAGGCCCGTCACCAGGGTGGCGATGGTGGTTTCGACGTCCGATTCATCGGCCATGCAAAGCGCGCCTTGTGGATTAGGTGGAGGTTTGGCGAGCGGTGAGACGGGTGCCGAGATCGGTGGTTTCGATCATGGCGACGACGCCGGTGCGGCCCTGGTCGTCGGTGAGGATGTCGTTCGTGCAGAGTTCAAGTTTGAGACTGGGCGGAAGCAGGACCTGCCAGGTGCCGGGATTGACCTCGGCCTC